AGTCGGACGACTTCGACAGGAAGCAGTGAGTTGAAAATTGCCACATCGGAAGTCAGGGCTGTGTAAGTAAGAGGTGTCCTCGACTTGTCCTCACGGCGGCTGACAAAGTTGTGCTGGTCGATCGCCTGTTGGTAAGCCTGATTGATGATGCTCTTGATCCGGCCTTCAGGTAGGCGGTATTGGACGAGGGTCTCAAGTCCGACGCGCCCAGTCAGTCCACCAAAGGTGTTCTGCCCGTTGTTGGTCGCAAGGGTCTGGAACGTGGCACGGCGAGCCCGCTCGATATCGTTCATCAAGTTGCGCTCGATGTAGGAATTGGCCTTGGTTTCCAACCCTGTGGCCAGTTCAAGCTGGTTATTCTCCTCGCGCCAGAGCGCCAAGATCATCGACTTGGTCGCATCCAAGTTGTCGAGGATGAGGTTACCCGTAGCGGGGTTACCGGTCGTTCCGCCAGCATTCCAAGTCAGGGAGGCTTTTTCCATTTCCTCGCGGCGGGAGAGGAAGTTGTAATGGTCGATCAGCCTACGCTGGGCCTCGTCAATCCTTTGGTCGATACGCGCCGTGTCGGTCACCGCCACGCCATTGTCGACGTAGGGTGCGAGCAAGTTACGCGCTTCGAGGTAAGTTGCCATTACTGGATCCTAATCCAAGTGTTATTGGCCACCTTCTGCCACTCGTAGTTTGTGCTGGCAGAATAGGAAGTCGGATTGGATCCGCGCACGGCTTGACCACCGAGAGTGTAAGACACCGTGGCGTTGACGGCCGTGCGTGGCCAGACGCGGATGGTCTGGCCGACTACGCTCGTGCTATTGGTAGGAAAAACAACCGTCAAACCCGTGATCGCCGGATCATGGTCCAAGTAAATAGTCTCATCCTGCCCACTAGCGTTGAACGTGACTGTTCCGCCGCCGGTTGGTGTAACCACGCTAACCGTCGGACGATTCTTCTTCGCTTCTGGTGCCGTGAGGTAGGACGCAAAAGTATCCAGCAACGACTGCGGGTCGTTCGGATACTTGGTTCCATTGGGAAGTGTTCCTGGGATGAGGGCCATAAGTTAGAATTTGATGCAGTAAAGGAGTGCGATGTTCGCGGGGCGGGTTTCAGTGCCCCCGTCGGTGCTCGGATTTCCTGAGACTAAATTGTGAGTGTGTGATGCGCTCACGCCTCCCGTTGTAGCACTGAAACCGTGTTGGTGTCTTGCGCTGGCCCCAGCAGTTCCGTTAGCTGTGAATGCGCCAACTTCACTAAATGTATGCACACCCAATCGGCTTGCACTTCCGACTAATCCGTTTGCGTAACCTACTGACGATGCTTGGTAGTAATCACTGAATGCGTGCGTGTGGTCTGGGGAGTCATTACCCGTTGTTCCGGAGACGGAGTGAGTATGGCCCACACTTTCTGTGGAAGTTGTTCCCGAGTGCGTGTGGTCGTGGACTAGGTGACTTTGCTTCTCCGCAAACGTCCCGCTGTAGGCTTTCCCGTTGATCGTATGAGGTCCGCCGCTACCGCGCACAAAAATGCCCTGTAGATTGGGCAGTGTGCCAATAGCTCCGAAACTGGTGCCCACCGCTGCGTAGAGTGCCGAAAAATCTGCGGTCACGCCCTGCACGGTGCCACTTCCGTTTGGGACGACATTACCGTTGGCGATCAGCCATCCCGCTGGCGCTGTTGATCTGGCGAACGGCATCACGGCACCGGCCGGAAGAAGTGACTGCGCTGTCACGGTTGCCAGCTTTGCAGTGGTCACGTTAGCGTCTGCAATCTTCGCAGTGGTCACGTTACCATCCGCAATCTTCGCCGTGGTCACCGCATTATTGGCAATGGTTGTCACCGCACTGACGTTAGCTGACCCATCGAAAGCTGCCGTAGTCCCAGTCACGTCGCCACTGACAGCGATGGTGCGTGCTGTTTGGAGAGTGCTGGCCGTGCTGACATTGCCCAAGACGCCGCCTGCGGCGGTCAAAACGCCAGTAACACCAAGGGTTCCACTGACGGTAGCGTTTCCTGTGATTGTTGTAGCGCCCGCTGCCAATGTGCTCGATGTCGCAATAGCCCCGCTAGTATTGACCGCCGTCGACCCACCGATCGTCCCATCCGCAATGGCACCGCCACCGACTTTGCCGGCCGTGGTGATTTTAGCCAGTTTGCTGTCTTCGATCCCTGCGGCAGCGGCAATCTTCTCCTTGGTTATGGCCCCATCTGGAACAAGGTTTTGGGTCTCTAACTGACGGATCAGCGAACCACGACGGACTACGACCACGTCACCCGACTGCGGTGTGCCGCCGGAAGTCTTAGAGGCGAACATCGCCTCTTCGACTTGGGCCACGGTTGTCTTGAGGGTGTCGCCGTTCTTGTTGACTACAAATTCGTCGGTGGCCGACAGGGTTCCTGTAATCGGGTCTAATGCGCCGATTTTCTTATCAGAAGTATAGGAGGTGGCCATTGTGTTTAAATTACGCTGTTATTACTGGACGATCAACTGGTTGCCCTCGTCGTCCAAAAGAAGTTCGTGGTTGGGGGAGGACTGGATTTGCAGGGCGTAACCGTCGGGAAGGTCGCTCCAAGAATTCTGGTCGGCTTCAATGTCGTTATCCAAGGTTCTCAGGATTTTCGGGTCAGCACTCATAGGGATCCTCCGTTGACGGCTTCGACGACCTTCTGACCATGTAACATGAGCCGGCCGAGCCGGGCGTGTCCGGCCCACTCAACCCGCAGCGTGAAGTCGTGTCCAAGATAGGCGGGCACGTCGGTCGCCAAGTTGGCCGTCCTGGGCGGGGTCGGGAAGCGGACTTGCGGGGCATAGCCGCGAGAATAATTGAGAAGCTGCGGTGGGTCGGGATCATAAGGCGAGGCGGTGTTGGCCTGTTCCAACTGGGCTCCCCAAACGTAGGCTCCAGCGAATCCGTCGCCTACGTAAGTCGCGCCTCCTGCGGAAGTGGCCAAACCAATCACGCAATCGGTTGTCCCGGCGGCGTTGGTTGTGGCTGTGATCGAGCAGCGATACCACCCATTGTCGAGAGCCTCGATCCGTGCGGTCGTTCCGGCACTCGCGTTGCTCGCCGTTCCGACAACCCCGCTCAAGTGGAACCAGGCTTCTTTGGTCGCGGTGAAGGCCGAGCCTGTGCTGTTCATCCGCAGATAGATGCGATCGCGCTCGTCGGGTTTGGCGTAGACCGAAAATGTGTAGGCGGCACCGGAGACCAAGGTCGGGCTGGTGTCGGTCGCGCTGTGGGGGCCGTTGGTAGAATCGTCCACGAGCTTATCGGCATCGATCAGTTCCCCGAGCGGGTTGGCCACTTGGTCGAAAACCACCGTCGCATTGGTCTTGGTCCAAACTGCGTTGTCGATTGCCTCAGTGAAGAAAAGAAGGTTCTTATCTTGAAGCAGGAACTCCGTGACAAAGTTGCGCTGGAACGTCTGCCAAGTCGTGAAGTTCGGGTAATCGTCGGGCCGGTAGGCCAAGGACGAAGTAAAGGTATTGTCGGGTCCACCACCGATGTCATCGAACCACAGATCGCAACGGAGCAGTTTCTTGAGGCTCATGTTGTCACGGAAATCGTAAGCCTTGGTCACGATACTGTCATTAATGACCCGCGGTCCTTCGATCGGGGTGTCGTATTCGTCATTACGGCTGATCTCCCAGATCTCATTGCGGCGTCCGGTGTCGTCGGTATGCAGACAGATGGCGAAGCACTTGGGCTCGCCGTCGAACGTTCCCTGAAGAAGTTTGTAGATACGAAGCCCAGTCCAGACTCCATCGAATACCGCGGCAGCTTTGCCCCGCCCCGTGGAGACCGACTGGAAGTCGAGCACGGCGATACCGTCATAAAGCGTCGGGATTGGCTCGGCGGCAAAGGTATCAGCCTGAGTTGGGTTGGCCGCACGACGCGGATATTGCTTGGGGAGGCACGTCATCAAAAGACGATTGTCAAAGTTGGCAAAGGTCACCCCGTCGAGCATCCACTGGGTATCCTGCTTGAGCACGGGATCGATCTCCGCGCTGACTGGAGTCAGTCCGTAGTTGTCTGCCTCGGCCCTGGCGTTGCGATAGGTGCGGATGCCGTTGCCTTCTCTGCTGCGGAAGAACAAGTCGCCGTTGACTGGAATGACGCTGTCGCTGGTCGATCCGATGTTGTCGAAGAGCACCCGCTGGAAACCTTGGGTGTTCTTCCATTGATCGCGGGGGGCGGACACTTGAAAGGTCACGGCACCGCGTTCACAAAAAGCAATCAAGTCACCTTGGCCGGTGGAAGTGTCCTGCACCGGAAGAAAGACCAACCCAGTAATCCGGCCGACTTTTCCCGTCGGGGCGAAGCTCCCGCCTTCGTTGAGGAAGGTGTTTTCAGTAAACCGGAGAAGGTCGCTGTCTTGGCCTGCATTGAATCGGCTGACAAAGCCCCCACTGCCCGCGCTGGTCACTGCAACAGGAATTGTAAACGTAGTCGTGCTCGGTGCCGTCGCTACGGTGTAAGTCGAATTGATCGGCGGCGTGCTGCTGTGGCCTTGGATCGTGACTTGGTCTCCAGCGACAAGTCCGTGGGCACCTGATGTGGTGATGACACTTGGGTTTGCCGCACTGGAGCTTGCGATCGCCACGTTGGTCGTGGAGCCGCCAAACACCAGGTCGCCGGCAATAATTTCGGCTCCCTCGTTCACCGCGACGAAAAGCCGCCCCTGCCCGTAAGACATCTGTTTCCCGATCGGGATCACTCGTGATCCGTAGTAGCTGGCGCGGCGGAGGACGTAGCCGTCATAGACCCGAGGCTCGTCTTTCCCCGTCTGGATGATGAGGAACTTCTCCGCTTGGGTCATATAGACCGGAACGTCAGCGGAAATCTCATCGGTCGAGTTGAGCAAGTAGCATGAGGCGTTTTCAAAGTTCAGCGTGTAGATCTTGCCATCGGCGACAACAATCATCTGCGCCGGATTACCTTCGCGGGGGTCTTGGTAAACGATCGCCCCTTGGATCAGGATTGCTCCGGTAATGTCGGAGACGCGATTCCGGCTGGTGTCTCCATCGATCAAGTCGTCCTGATAAGTAGAGTCGACATCCCGGCGTGCGGTGATCGTTCCAGTAACCGAACCCGTCACAGAGGTGGGGAAAGTGTAGGAGTTGGCGTCGACAATCGTGATTCGGTGAGTGCCGTTGATCCCTGCCGGAGTAGCCCCTGCGATCGTGACTTGGTCTTGGTTGTCGTAGCCGTGGGCCGTGGCCGAGACTGTCGCTTTACCACCAGCAATCGAAATCGTCACCGTCTGCACAGGACGCGGATTGCGCCAGTAGGTCGGCGGGATCTCACGAAACCCAGGACGGGTCTTCGGTCCGTTGCCGCCGCGGAACGTGACGTTCGTGGCATACCAAGCGGCTTCGCTTGGTGTCTGGGGCGGCTCCTTCGAGCCGTCCATTCCCGCCGGAAGGCCGCGGAAGCCGTCGATGAGACGCTCCGTATCGGCGATCACGGGATTATTCCTCCGTCATTCCGGCGCGGATGGCTTCGTCGAAGCCCATCTCTTCACCAGCGGCTTCGGCCATGTCCTCGGCGTCGTCAGCTTCGGTCTCGGCGACGGGGAGACCGTCAACGGCGACCAAGGTGAGTCCGTCAGCTTCGAGGCGCAGGGTAGCCAGCGCGTCAAAGGTGGAGCCTTCAGTCACGCCATCGGGCGGAACCATGCCTTCGGGAATAGGGAATTTCATAATGATTGGTTTTCTTGATCGACGTTACTTTAATGCAGCGCCTCTGGCACCCTGGGAGCCGAAGCTCCCAGAGTGATGTGAGGTGCTACCTCTTAGTAGCAAGCGACCAAGTCGAGGGCACGCTGGCAGCGTTTGTGGCGAACCACAAAGCCGAGGTCAGGGCGCTCCACTTTCGGGCCGTAGGCGAACAGGGCGCGGAAGAAGCCGATATTAGAATCGACGTTACAATCCCTCGAAGGGATGTTCCGGAAAACAAATTCTCCGGTCCAGCTATACTGGGGATTGTATTTCATCGGGCTGGCTGCTTTCGGCTTGGGCACAAGAACCTTCAACACGTCAGCGTGATAAATCACGGTGTCGGTGTATTCCGCATTCTTGTAAGCATCCGAAACTTCCCACTTGTCACCCTTCGTCGTCGGGGTCGACGCGAACGGCTGACGGCGAACCCATGCACCGCCGACGAAGTCGTAACGGGGCGGGAATTCAACCGTGAAGAAGCGGAAGCCGCGATACACACCGGACAGACCGGGCGCTCCGAGCATCGGGGACTGGGTCTCCGATCCTTCGAAAGCGTAACGGAAGTCGTCACGGGTGTTGGCGTCTTGACGCTTGAGGTCATGGAACGTGAAACGCTCGCCGACTGCCGCGTAGATGGGGGTCATCTCGTCGACACGGGCGAACGGATTGATGCCACCGCCTGAGTAACCGAGGGCCTCGTAGATATGCTCCAAAATACCCCAGGTAAGTTTGGAAGTGGCGGGTGTGACAGGGAAGGTCGCACTACCGGACGGGAGGTTCGGGGCCGCGACCATTTTGGTGCCGCAAGCGTCGATATACTCGTCCTGATAAGCGTTGGTCCAAACCCATTTCGTGTTCTCGGAAAGAACGCGAACGATGTTTTTGACCTGATCTTCGACCTGCCAGGCGAACTGAAGGTCGTCCAAACAGATGTCGGGCGAGTTCAGCGCGGCCTTTTTGAGGCTGGTCTGGCGCAGGGTGATGCCGAAGTTGTCGATCGACTGACCGGCAGTTCCGCAAGTGCCACCCGCTTCACCGTCCGAGGACTCCCACGAAGTGAAAGAAACCGGGCTGGACGAGAGCGTGCGCTCATAGATCGGGTAACTATATTCCGTTCCTTGCCCGTCCATCCACTGCTCACGCGGCAGATATTTCAGGTAGAAATCGGAGTTGATGATGTTCTTCGAGACATTGTTCCGGATAAGGCCGGCATGTTCCACGAAGAGAGCTTCAATATTATTGCAAGGCATAATGCTTGTTTTTCTCCTAATTTGTGGGGTTATTACTTCGCCTTGATCGGGAAACGCACATGCGGTCCGAGGCTAGTGACAACACCACGATTTTGCTTTTCTCTTCCCGTCGCGGATCGGGCTTCCTCGCGAACCTAACTTTTCTGATTTCTACCGGATGATTACCGCTACCCGTAAACGTGAGACTAAGTTACGCTCGGTTAAGGGGTTGTCAAATTACGGGGTTATTATAAATGCAAAGGGAGGGGGCAAATGTCCCCCCTCCCTCGCGTCCGGTTACCGAAGTTTCCGGAGGGATTTTAAGATAACCCCGACTTGATCGCCGAGAAGAAGTCCTCGTGCTCGACCTTCTCCTCTTGGCCGCTGCCCACGATCGGGTCGGCCGCTCCCCCACCCGCACCAGGCTTTGCGCTCTGGTATTTCGAGAGGGTCTTGTTTAGCTCGGCCGTCTTGGCGAATAGCTGCTGCACCAACCCATAGAGGAAGGGCGAGGCTGCGGCCCGAAGCGCGACTTCGGCCCGTGCTTGGTCGTTGTCGGCCACCGTGTTCCAATCCAGTCCCGTGGCGAATTGCTCGATCTCCCCGATCTTCTGGTTCCACGCATCGTCGCCTTCACGGCGGCGGAAGAGCGGAGCTTTCTCGGAGACATCGCCCCAGATCTTCTCAAGGGCTCCCCGATACTGCTTGTTGCGCTGCTCGATGAACGCTTTCTGCTGCTCGGTGTGATGTTCTTGGATCTTCTCCAGAGCGAGCTTCGCATTGTGACGCACCTTGTTGGCGATGCCCTCGACCTTCTGCCACTCTTCCGCCATAGCGTAGAAGCGCATCCGGTCGCGGTCATTCATGCCGCTGGCCATATCGACGAGTAGCTCGGTCTGCTTCTCCGGATCGGCTTCGGCGAAGGCCACACGGGCATCCGCCTCACGGAACTCATACTTCTTGGCGAAGGCTTCGAGTTGCCCGTTGATCCGTTCACGCGGCACCGCGACCGCATCTTTGAATTCCTTGGTCGCCTCGACTCGCGCAATTTGAAGCTCGCGCTCGTAGGCATCGACCGTCTCGCGGAGTTGTTTGACCTCGTCGGGGGCGACATCGGTCGACTTCTTCTCCAGTTCGGCCACCTTGGCTTCGAGTTCCTCGCGGCGATGGCGCTCCTCTTTGAGTGCCTTGCGCTGCTCGGCCCACCGCTTCATCGCGGCCTCAGTCATCGCCCCTTCGGGAGGTGCGTCGTCCGGCTCCGGCTTGGGCTCGGCTTTCTTCGGTCCGCCCAGGAGTTCAGCCAAAGCGTCGGCATCGGCCGTAGCCGGGGCTTCTTCTTTGGTCGGTTCCGCAACGGGTTCCGCTTTGGGTGCTTCGGTTTTGGTTTCGGGAGCCTTGGGGGCTTCCGCCTTGGGTGCCTCGGGCGTGGGAGCGGTGGGCTCTTTGCCGATCGAGTTGAAGGCTTCCGACAGCGAACGGGCCGCGTCGAAAGTCATGGTTCCACCAGTCTCGGATAGCTCCGGGGTAACGGTGGATTGTGTTTGGTTGTCCGACGCCGGCGCGGACTCATTCCTCGGCGTGTTTGCTTCTGCCATAAGTTATTCGTCGACCAAGTTCGGCATCAGATCTTTGGTCGAGGGGACGACCTTGATCGGGGTCGCCAAGGCTTCGAGGGAACGCAGCGCGTGGAAGAACCCTTCGCGGCGGGCGTTTTGCAGGGCGTTGAAAATTAGAAAGTCGACATCGCTCGGCACCGGCATCTCGGTCGGCTCTCCCAGATCGCGGAGCACATCGAGGGCGGCTTGCATCGAGGGATGGCGCAGCACTTCGGCGAGCCCACCTTGCAGGAGTTCGTTGCGGCGGAAGGAGTTTAGATTGTGTTTCATAAAGTGGTTAAGGGGTTATTACGCCTTGCTCGGATGAATCCGCAGATAGGCGCGAGCCAGCGAGAGGTTGCGCTTCTTGAGCCAAACTCCGTCACCCGTCTCCGAGTCGCGGTCGCCGCGGCCGTTGGTGTTGCCCTCGACTACATCGATCGTCCGAGCCCCCACCCCGACCACGATCCCTGTATGGGAGAAGTCAAAGACGACGATGTCCCCCACCGCAGCCTTCGCTGATTCCGGTAGCACGGTCACCGTGTTCGGACGCTTCTTGGCCCACTCGATCAGTCCGAAAGCCAGTGCCGTGGTCGGTCGCCATTTCGCAGGCGAGCTATGCTTCAACCCGAGCCAGTTCTTCGCTTCAGGATACCCGAGCCACTGCTGCACGCACCAATCGACAAAGGCCGCGCACCAAGGCCAGGGTCCGGGCGGCAAGTTCGATGCGGCTTGGTAGACGCGGACTTTGGCTCCGCGATTGTTGCCACCTGATTCACGCACCCCCACCTGGGACATCGCGACATCCGCCAGCTTTTGAATCATACTACTCAGGCTTGACCACTTTTTTCCCGTCGCCCGGCTCGACCGAGACCGTCACCCTTTGATTGAGGAAGTCGTAGCCGAACCCGATTTTCGGGGTCACGCAGCCGGTGAGGAAAAACGCCACCGCCGTGACCACGTATTTCATTTGCGGGAGAACTTCGCGACGATGTTGGCGATCGCCTTGAGCGTCTTCTCCGGCTGCTCGCCGGGGATGAGCGCGAAGATCGCGATCAAGGCGAGGATGAGGCCGTAGGCCGCTCCGAGGATTTCCAGCCAGTTCAGGGAACTGACCACTTGGATGATGTTGGTGATGTCCATAATATGTTGTGTGGTTATTACTATCGTTGCAAAATTGCCGCCCGCAACCCGTCCATCAAGAAAGCCGAGAGCGCCCCGATCGCGGCAGCGATCCCGTAGATCGTCGACTTGGTATTCTCCAGGTGCTTGAGCCGATCGTCATGTTTTTCGAACGATCTCCGGAAGGACTCCTGGTGCTCCAAGATCAGGTCGACCTTGGTCTCCAGCCG